AATATCGACTACGACAAAAATGTAGTTGCCAAAGTAATCGAAAAACACTTTCCTGATTTTCGACGTGTTCTCACCGAACTGCAATCGTATGCTGCATCCGGTAAAATTGATGAGGGTATCTTCGTCAATATCAAACAAGAATCGATTGATTCACTCTTTGCTCTGTTAAAGGCAAAAGACTTTACCTCGATGCGCAAATGGGTTGCTAATAACTCTGATCAAGACATGAACGAGATGTTTCGTAGAATCTATGATGCTGCAACCGATCGAGTTGAATTTCGATCCTTGCCCGGATTCTGTGTGACCCTTGCTGATTATATGTACAAGGCAAATTTTGTTGCTGATCTAGAGGTGAACATGGTTGCATTCCTCACCGAGGTGATGATTGAGTGTGAATACAAGTAATGGTTTTTCGTAGAGGCATTGACCCATATCATGTTTCAAAAGAAAAGGCTACTGAACGCAAAGAAATTTGTAGATCTTGTGATTCATATCTAAGCATGACCGACCAATGTAAAGAATGTTGGTGTTTCATTAGTCTTAAAACAAAATTGAAGAAACATCTAGGTGGTGAATGCCCGAAGGGGAAGTGGTAATGTTAAAGAAAAAAGTAACTTGCTTTAATTGTGGTAATAAGGTTGCTTTCAAAAAGGCTTTCACAATTAAACTAAATACGTTAGAGGGTGCACACGAGGTTAAGATGTGTGAACCTTGCTCAGAACAATTCGACGAGATAATGAAAGAGATAGAGGAGGTTCGCAGTGAAGGATATCAGTCCGTTTGATTTTATGAATGCAGCCTCTTTCTCTAAAGAGGACCTGATCGGCAACAACGAGAATCCAGAACTGATCGAAAAACAATATGCTGCTTATATTGTGAATCGAGGTTTTGCTAATTTTGACGATACGATCTTACACGCGAATGAAATGAACATGAGGCCCCATCTTTTCTATGCGGCTCAATTCGATTATTACCGTGGTGCTCTACGAAAACGCAAAAGATTTTCGAAATGGCCTAAACAGACCAAAGATGCAGATCTGGATGCAATACAAGAAGTATATCAGTGTAATAGGACTGTTGCCAAATTATATCTTAAAGCCCTTTCAAAAGACGACATGAAGCGAGTGCATGACCGTCTAGTTGTTGGTGGAGTTGGAAAATGATAAATAGACAGAATGGTTTACCATTGACGACACTACTAACAATTATTATAAAGGTGACTTTAAATCATGGACAACGAGGATATTTTTAGAGGCGTGGGTGTAGAGGTCAAACTACCGACTGAAGATAGCTTCCTTAAGATTAAAGAGACACTTACTCGCATCGGTATCTCTTCTAGGAAGGAAAGGAAATTATATCAGTCCTGCCACATATTACACAAAAAGGGTAGATATTCTATCCTACATTTCAAAGAGCTGTTTATCTTAGACGGCAAACATAATACATTCACAGAGGAAGATCAGGCGAGAAGAAACACCATCGTCAACCTACTCGAAGAATGGGAACTGCTTGAGATAGTAGATAAAGAAAAGACCAAAGAGCCCGTTGCTGGACTCAATCAAATTAAGATTATTTCTTATAAAGATAAAGGTGACTGGGAGCTTGCTGTAAAGTATAACATTGGCAAAAAGTGAGATTATTATGAATGTCTATAAGGCATATGATGAGGCCGAAATTCCGGTCTTTGCTACAGAAGGTTCGGCATGTTTTGATATCAAGGCAAATATCAAAAACGGCCAATATCTAAAATCTTATAACAATTGGAATAAAGAACAGAGTATTCTGGTAAAAGGAGTAGGGGGTCTACGAGACGCCTTTCAACTTCCACCAGGTATTCGATGTCTTGTACCTACCGGCTTAATCTTTGATATACCCGAAGGGCATGTACTAAAGATGTACATTCGTTCTGGTGTTGCACTAAAGAAAGGTTTGGTTCTTTCTAATGGTACAGGGATCATCGACTCTGATTATGTAGAACAGACGTTTATGATGATATCGAACATGACCGATTGTCTGGTGACAATTGAAAACGGAGAAAGGTTAGCCCAAGGTATTCTCGAGCCAACCGTTCCTTATGATCTAGTAGAAACCAACGAAAGACCGGTGCAGAAAACTGACCGAGATGGTGGTTTTGGTAGTACGGGTTCTAGCTAAACCTAGAAACCTTTTCTACTTTACAAGTATGACGGTTATCATCAATAAAGAAGATAACTCTTGTACCTTCTTTGAAGGTTCGAGCCTTAGTGGCAAATCGAACGTCAGAATTTTGTTCGATGGGTAGATTGCAGGCTGTTTCAATCTTCCAGTAATCACCTTGTCTCTTATCGTAGACAATCATACCAGTTTTGGTCATGAGAGTAGTATTTTTTGTGATATGAACTGGAACATCTGCAAACACAGATGTTGAAAACAACAAAGCCAATAGAGTTAGATATTTCATAATGCTATCCTTTTGGTTGTATTTTTGATATATGACAGAAATATTACATATATACACCATATATATGAATTTGAGGATCTTGGGTATGAAGAAGAACGACACTCTCATTGTTAAAATTAATGATGCAGAGAAAAAGGAATTTCTTGAGTTGTGCAAGAATATTGATACTTCGGCGAGTCGCGAAGTACGTCATTTTATTCGAAAATTTATTGCAGAGCATACAGCACAACTGAATAAATAAATTTTGTAGGATGCCAATTGGGTCCTACCAAATCGATGGGTATTTACCATCACTACAATTAAAACTCTTGCTTAAATAAGGAGAAACTTATGACTGGTTTAAATATTAACCACCTCACCCCGTTCACTGTAGGTTTTGATAGAATGCTTGATCGACTCGAAACGATGTCTGATCACATGAATCGAAATAATACAGGATTCCCGCCCTACAACATCCGTAAACAGGAAGATCATTTCTATATCGACTTGGCACTTGCTGGGCTCGATAAAGATGATGTTGAAATCGAAGTAGCAGATGGAAATCTCACCATTCGTTCCACTTGGGACGAGCAAGGTGACTACTTCAATGCTGGTGGAGATATGCTCCACCGCGGTATCTCTTTCCGAAAGTTCACCCGTAATTTCTCTATTGCGGAAGACATTCAGGTAGTAGATGCCGAATTTGTGAATGGTCTTTTAACGATTCATCTGGAACGCATTGTACCAGAAGAGAAAAAGCCCAAGAAAATTGAAATTGGTTTAGGTGAAAGGAAACTGTTAACCGAATAGTCTTCACCCCCTTTAATATGGAGATTAATTATGAATAGAAATGGTAGACGCATCCCAGATGTGACCTTTCAAACACGTGTACGAGACGATTCTATCGATGGGCCAAATCCCTATCGATGGGAAGCCGTAACCACTGGTGACCTCTTTGATGGAAAGCGAGTGGTCGTATTTTCTTTGCCCGGTGCATTTACACCGACGTGTTCCACCTATCAGGTGCCAGGTTATGAAGAAAACTATAACCTGATTCGTGATCTAGGTGTTGACGAGGTATATTGTGCTTCTGTTAATGATTCATTTGTAATGAACAAGTGGGCAAAAGATCAATGTGTCGAAAAGGTAAAAATGATCCCAGATGGTACGGGATGCTTTACTCGACAAATGGGTATGCTTGTCGATAAGTCTAATCTTGGTTTTGGTTTGAGATCGTGGCGTTATGCTATGGTTGTGACTGATGGAAGAATTGAGGCTTTCTTTGAAGAGCCAGGACTGAGAGATAATGCTTCTGATGATCCCTATGGAGAAACTGCTCCACAGATGATTATTGATTATTTGAGATCTGCATCATCTCTACAACAGGCAAGCTAAAGACAGAGGGGCTCCGGCCCCTCTTTTCTTATCCAGCAGGACTACCTAATGATCTCATAGGACCACCACTAAATACTGTACTTACCTCTGTTTTAACATTATCACCTTGTTTGACAACGTGTGTGGTGACTGGTGCATTTGTGGTATTCTGATTAATAATAACAGGACCTTGCATATTCGGTGCATTTTCTTCTACAGTACCCAAAACCCTTCCATTGGCATCAATAACACCTAGGTCTCTCATCATCTGGTCATTTAATGCTTTTGCCTCTTCTGCGGTGAGAGGATTCTCTAGACGTTCAAGGTATGATTGAATTCGCTCTTCATCAGCTCCTGCCAGTACTGCTGTTGCAATTGTCTGATCTTGTTGAGCCTGTAACCTTTGCAGTTCTGCTACTCTTTCTTTATCAAATTCTGCTTTGGCTCTTGCATATGCTTCGTCAGATTCACCTACATTTCGGCCTTTGCGTGCCCTTTGAGCTCTAAATTCTTTTTCTGCCAATTCATCAATTTTTTCTTGTATCTCTCTTGCAGATCTTTGTGCTGCGGCAGTAGCTTCCTCTCTGATTGCAGCATTCTCAGCCTCTACAATATCTCTTTGGGCTTGAATTGCAGCATTGCCTAGACCTATATTCTCTAATTGTTGTTCTGTCAAACTCTTAGAAAGTGCCTCTCGTTCTTCTAACATTTGCTCTAATTTTGATTCTGCATCTGTCTTGAGGTCTTCAATATTCTCAAGCGAATCTTCCATCACATTTGTAATGGCACCTTCATCATATGCATCATCTCTTATTACGTCTGCAATTTTTTCACCGATACCGAGAGCCGCACCTACGGCTGCACCT